CTATGGAACATCAATACCCTAGTACCAGTGGTTGACGAGATCATGGGGCTGGATGAAGAATTTTTGATTGTCTCGATCATGTTTAGTGAAGATGATTCAGGCCGTTTAGCCGTGGTGAGTGTAGTTCGTCCTGATTCAATGGACATCCCAGCCCAAGCTGCTAAGGATACCAAACTAGGCGGTGGCCAATGGTAACGGAACGCTATATTGATCGCTTACTTGCACCTATTCGCCGCCGTATTACGGGCATGCTAACCCGTGCGGTAGTGAGCGGCATAGTGGAGGACCTACAGCGCCAAAACTTGCAAGTGAAACTGCATGCTGATGAGTCAGCCGATAACATTGAACGCTTCCAAAACTATGGCATGAGTTCTTATCCACCCGAAGGCGCTGAGGCAATTGTCGCGGCATTGGGTGGCTCGTTATCTGGCTTAGTCGCTATTGCAGTTGAAGATAAAAAATGTCGGCCACAGGGTGAACTTGGCGATGTTTTTCTATACCATCTCGAAGGTCACAAAATCCGCTTAACCAAAGACGGTAAGATTATCCTTACTGCAACAGACGTTATTTTTGAAATCCAAAACAGCTTCACGATTGGAGCAACCGACGTTATTTTCAATGCCTCCAACTCATTCACTATCATCTCACCAGAGTCTTTAATTCAAGGTCCTTTACACGTCACTGGTGGCATATCAACAGACCTAGGGATTTATGCGGTAAGCGGCATTACTTCAGACAGTGTTATCACTGGATCTGATTTTAGCGCGAACAGTATTAGTTACCTTGGGCACATCCATCAAGACGCTGAGAGCAGACCAACTACACCACCTGAGTAGGTTGTTTATGAGCGTTAGCATCGTGTTCGACATGATGAAAAGCATAGGGGTAATCATCGAGGGAGGAGATGCCAGTGGCGTAGTTTCCTCCCTCGTTTTGATCTCACTCTTCACTGACGCCAGAGCGGATAGCTCAGATACCTTACCTGATAACTCAAAGGATTTTAGAGGCTGGCCTGGTGATACCTTTTATGCTGCGCCATGGGGCTCAAAATTGTGGTTATTATCACGCGAAAAGCTCACCACAGATGTGCGCAATAAAGCCGTTAAGTATGCACAAGATGCCCTTGCATGGATGCTGGTTGATGAGGGGAATGGCGCAATGGCGAAAAGCGTAGCTGTGACAGGTTCAATCCCACGCTTTCAAACCTTAGCCCTAAATATCGTGATTACTAAGCCAGATGGTGAGGTCATTTCTTTTACGGTATCAAAACGATGGGAGACACAAATTGCCATTTAATGTACCCACGATCCGCAGTCTAATCGAAAGCGGTTTAATCGACATTGAGGCATCATTAGATACCATCTTACCTAAGTTCGGTATTGAACAGGCGCTCAATGCTGCGGTAAGCGGTAGCCTGCGCGACTTATATGATTATCAGAGCTGGATAGTACGCCAGATCATCCCCTCGTCTGAGTCTGAAAACCAAACCATTATTGATACTGCCCGTTCTGAGGGCGTGATTCAAAAGCTGGCTACTAATGCAACGGGCCCTGTGACCTTTGCGGGTAATTCAGCGATCCCAATTGACACTGTGATGACGCATTCAGATGGCCGCTTATATCAAGTGACGCTATCGAATGCGCCATCCGGTGGCAATGTTATTGTGCAGGTTGAAGCGAAAGCTACAGGTGCCGCTGGCAACCTGATAGCGGGTGAGACATTAACCTTAGTTTCAACTGTGCCAGGCATTCAACCCAATGGCCTTTCTGGCGGCATTACTGGCGGTGCAGAGTTAGAGACACCCGCACAGGTACTTGAGCGTTTATTATTCCGTAAACGCAATCCACCTATGGGTGGTGCTGTACATGATTATGTGGGTTGGTGCCGTGAAGTAGCAGGCGTTGATCGTGCGTGGGCCGTTGATAATTACCAAGGGCCAGCCACGGTTGGCTACGCATTTGTATTCGACTCTCTCCCCGACATTTTACCCACCTACATCGACCAGTTGACTATGGCCGATTATATCTATCGTCATAAAGATCCAGCGACAGGAACCGACGTTGGGCGACCAGGTGGCATAGAAGCGGTTTACATCCCCTTGACGCTGAAAACCACCCCGCTGGCTATTACGATATATCCCGATAATGCTGACCTACGCCAAAGCGTTCAGGCCAGTATCAATGGTTATTTTAAGACATTAAGCCCAGGTTCGATCTTGCTATTAAGCATGGTTAGAACAGCCATTGGATCAACGGTTGGCATAAGTGATTACGAGCTAGATTTAAGCGCTGATATCACCGCAGAAGCGACAGAGCTACATGCATTAGGAGCCATTACATGGGGCACTCCGTAGCGCAGTGGACTAATGCCATCCTGTCACAGATGCCCCGTGGTGTGCTGTGGCAGCGTTCTACATCATTAGACCTTTATAAGTACAGCCAAGGTTATGCGCCACGTTTAGAGCAGGCCGAAGTCAGTGCCGATAATCTGCTGCTTGAGATGCGGCCAGAAACAACCTTGCAGATGCTGGACGAGTGGGAAACCTATTTGGGGCTGCCTGAGTGTGTAGCAGAGCCAGTATCAAGTATTGAATATCGTCGTTATTCAGTGGTTGAGAAGTACCACCGTAAGGGTGGTTTGCAAGCGTGGAATATCCAGAAATTAGCGACTGATTTGGGCTTTACGGTTGAAGTTGATGAAACGTTCCCGCACCACTGTTTGCGCTCATGCACTTACCCATTATGGGAACAGAAATACCGCTACATCTTACGGGTAAATGTTTACGGCATACCAGGCGCATACATGACTTGTTTGGATGATGTATTAACCCCTTTGCTGACGTCTGATGCCCGTGTGCTCGAATGCACCCTACAGCGCTACAAAGTGGGCGGATTGTATTACGAGTTTTACTACGCCGTTTAGGCATTTTTCAACATCAACAAAACCGCTTTAAACAGCGTTTAAATGAATTTCGATTAGGAGAGTTAACATGCATAAGTTACGCAATGGTTCACAAGCCACAGAGCGCCCAGCAGCCAAGCCAGTATCTGGTTCACCAGGATGGTTTACTGAGTCTGGTGATGACAATAAACCAAGCTTTCCTGGTGCGGATTGGTTCAACCATAACATCGCTGAGTTTCAGAATGCGTTAGCAGAGATGGGTATTCCTTTTAACCCAGATTCTGAGCTGAATTTAGCGAGCTTAGTAACAAAAATTTATGACCATGCTACTGTTAGTTCTGGCACTCATATAATGAATATCGATGCGATTGCCCGTATTGGTAGAGCAACTCAATTTGATATAGCGGGTTCACTTGTTATTTTGAGTGATAGTATTGGTGATGGTGAGGGAGCAACATCACTGGAAAAAAGCTTTCCTAGATTAGTACAGTATGCATTGTCAGATGTTCAAGCTGGAGGGTACGGAGCTGATAACGAAGTCATTTTTAATTGGACTAGTATGGGTAATGTTGCGTTATCCGGACAGACAGCTGGAAATTCTGGACCAATTCAGCGTAGTCAGATAATTGGAACCAACGGCACGATAACAGTAATTAGATCAAACGCAACTAAAATTGCGTTCTACTTTGATAGGACTCCAACAAGCGGGATGGTAGAGATTCGTCAAAATGGGGTTTTGCTTAGCACAATTGATTGTTCCGGCACAGCACGAAAAACAGTATTATCAGAATATACTAATATAGTTGCTGGCGGTGCTAGCGTACAATTTAAAGTTATTAACAACCCTGTTGAGTTTTTGGCTATTGTACCAATAAAAGATAATAGTAAGCAGCCAAATATCACCATGAATATGCGAATGGCTGTAGCAGGTTTTAATAGTAGCGATTTTCTAGTCTCACCTGATCAGCTTGTAAGCATAGGAGAGTGCGGGGCAATTGGTGGAGCAGATTCTATTTATGTGCTTGCATTTGGTACAAATGATATATATACATCCGCGCGTACTCCTACTGAATTTGTAGAAAACTTAAGAACTATTGGTGAAACTCTGCAAAGTTTTCGCCAGTCTAATGTGATAGTACTAACTGTACCACTTATTGCAGATGAAACAATTTTTCCGCCAGCCATAAGTGGTTATACTCATGCAGATTACAAAGATGCTATATATAAACTAGGGTTTGAGAAAAAATGGGTAGTAGTTGATCATTCAAACTTGCGATTTAAGGAGAGGAATCTTTATATAGATGGTATTCATCCCAATGACCGTGGGCATCAGATTCTAGCTACAAATTTACTATATTGCTTGGGTATGACGCTTAAAAAACCTTTGTCAGGGGTTATATCTGAAGCAATTGCTGCAAAAAGTGATTCTATTCTTTATCGTAAACGTGCAGATTTGACAACGTTCACAGGAACAACCATACGAGAAAAAACACTTACTTCGTTTGGTGTTACATCGAGCGATTTCATAACTGGGATCTATTTAAAATGGAAATCAAGCGGAGTTATGATTCCCATTGAGCATGTGCAAAACTTTACGACTGGTAAAGGAATACAGGTGTTACGATCATTTAGTGGCGCTGAATACTCTGTTGCTAAGTTGTTTTATAGTAGTCCTGCTAATGATGGTGCAGGCTTTGCAAATCCGCAGGGGCCATTATTGTCTAGTATTACAGAAGATGAAACTGATGTTGAAGTAATAGTAGAATTTATAAGGTCATCAAAAATTACCTAAAATGACTAGCAAAATGAGCAAAGATATCTTTGCTCATTTCGCTAGTACTTGCTGCTAATTTATCTCAGCTC